GGTCCTCGGCGCGACCTCCGAACTCGACGACGCATTTGTCGACCTGTTCCTCGCGATCAAGAAGCAGAACGGCTACTCGGAAGCCGAGATCGACCGCAAGCGGATGTCGCTGGAGGGCGTGCTGGTCCCCGTCACCGCCCGCTGGAACGAGGACCTGCTCCACGAGGAGGGCTTCCGCTCGGTGGACTGCTTTTGGCGGCACCTGAATTTCGCCGGGTGGATCGCGGTGAAACCATGAGCAAGCGACGACCGCCCGAGGAAACCCGTCCAACGCTCGACCCGGAGGTGGCCGAGAAGATCCTCGACGCCGACTTCCAGAACATCGTCAAGAAGGTCGCCGCCGGGAAGCCCCTCACCGTTGCCGAGCGTGCCCGGATCGAGTCCCGGGCGGCCGGGAGCGCGGAGACGCTGGCCTACGCGAAGAACCTGGTCGAACTGGCGGCGATCCTCGGCGTCACGCGCCGCACGCTGGGCAACTGGCAGAAGATGGACGGTGCTCCCAAGGCATTGTCGAATGGCATGTGGCCGGTCGCCGACTGGCGTGAGTTTGTCAGGATTCGCGGGCTGAAGATTGGCAGGACGCCCGCAGGCCGGGAGGAGGCATTGAAAGCCCGGAAGCTCCTGGCCGAGGTTGAGGAACGGGAGCTGCGGATCGCCGTCAAGAAGGGCGAATACGTGCCGCTCACGAAGGTCCGGGAGGAGTGGATCGGGCTGGTGGCCCAGGCGACCTCGGTGCTGCGGGCAAAATTTGAATCGGAACTCCCTCCCGTGCTTTCGGGCATGGATGCAACCGGCATCCAGCGGGAATGCCGCAAGGCGATTGATGAGGTCCTGCGCTGCCTCCACGAGTCATGAAGGCGCTGCACGACATCTGGCGCGAGGCGTGGCAGCCGCCTGACCGTCGCCCCCCTTGGGAATGGTGCGAGGAGCATGTCGACGGCATCCCGTATTCGCCGAACCCGGGACGCTTCCGCTCGGAGAACTCTCCCTGGATCCGCGAGGTCATGGAGGCCATCGTCGATCCGCGCATCCGGCTGGTCTCGATCATCGCCTCGGTCCAGTCGTCGAAGACCACCGCCCCCGAGCTGACGCTCTGCTACATCATCTCGAACCTTCCCGGACCGGCGTTGTGGCTCGACCAGACCGACGAGGACGCCCGCGACTACTCGGAAGCCCGCCTGCAGAAGCTCTTCGACCAATGCCCGCCGGTCGCCCGCCTGATGCCCACCGGCATCCACCGTCACAAGCGGAAGAACAACGCGATCCACTTCACCAACGGCATGGTGCTCTGGATTCTCGGGGCGCACAACAAGACGAACCTCCAGCGCCGGTCGATCCGCTGGCTGGTCGGTGATGAAACGTGGCGCTGGCCCGAGGGACACATGGCCGAAGCCGAGGCACGGGTCACCGCCTTCGGATGGCTCGGCAAGTGCATCTTCATGAGTCAGGGCGGCGAGGAGGACGACGACACCCATCGGAAGTTCGATACCACCGACCAGCGCGAGTGGACGTTCGCCTGCCCGAAGTGCCACCACCGGCAGCCGTTCAAATGGGAGAACGTCGAGTGGAGCAAGTCTGCGAAGGACGATTTCGGCGACTGGGATTTCGACGAGGTCCGGCGCACGACCTCGATGCGCTGCGAGTCGTGCAACCACTACTTCACTGACTCCGAGCGGACGCGGCGGGAACTCAATGCGTCCGGGAAGTTCATCAAGAAGAACCCGAAGGCGTCGGCGGAGAACGTCGGATTTCACTGGAATGCCCTCTGTGCGATGAGCTGGGGGGCGCTGGCCGAGCTCTACCTTCGGGCGAAGGCGGCGGCGCGGAAGGGCGACGTGACCCTGCTCCAGCAGTTCTACCAGAAGCGCCTCGGGCTGCCGTGGCGGGAATACGTTGAGGACTACAAGCTGGAGATCGTCAAATCCGGGTACAAGCGCGGTGAGAGCTGGGAGGAGGAGGGCGCCATCGACCCGCGGACAGGAACCGTGCTCGCCGCGCCGCTGCCCGAGCGGAAGGGGCTGATCCCGCTCCGTGTTCTGACGGTCGATTGCCAGATGGACCACCTGTTCGCGGTCGTCCGTTCGTGGTCGGCGGATGGGTCGAGCCGCCTGGTCTGGAACGAGCGGATCCTCACCTTCACCGACATCGACGTCCTCCAGGAACGCTTCGAGATCCATCCGAGCCTCGTGTTCCTCGATGCCGGCTACGCGACCTACGACGTCTATCGCGAGTGCGCCAAGCGCGGGTGGGTGGCGCTCATCGGCGACCGCCGCCCGGTCTACCCGCACAAGAGCCGGGACGGGAAGCGCATCCAGCGGTTCTACTCGCCGCGCCGGAAGGTCGTCCTGAGTCACCGGCAGTTCTGCCACGTTCACTACTGGAGCAACCTGAACATCAAGGACACGCTCGCCCGGCTGCGGCGCAACCAGGACCCGGCGCTGGGGCCGACATGGGAGGTTCCAGACGACATCGACGACGAGTTCCTTGCCCAGATGGAGAGCGAGCAGCGGGTGAAGGAACGCGGCCAATGGATGTGGCGGCAGATCGGCAGCCGCCCGAACCACTACTTCGACTGTGAGGCGATGCAGGCCGCGGCGGCGACCATGCTCAAAATCGTCGGGCGTGAGTCGGTCAGGGAAGCAGCGCCGGTTGACGAGGAAACCGAGGCATCATGAAGCGATCCATCCTTCTCCTCGGCGTTGCCGCCGTCCTCGCGTCCTGCACCAACGTCCCGCCGGTCAGTGGAACCATCGTCACCGAGCAGGGCGAGATCCGCGTTCACCCGGACGGCCGCATCGAGGTCGTGATCGAGCCGCTCTCCGACAAGTGAGCGGCGGTTGACGCGCCCACCCGGCCATGAGCAAGACGCTCTGGAAAAAGATCCAGGCCTTCGTCGGCGTGACCGCGGACGGCATCCCCGGACCGATCACGGCGGGAGCAATCGCGGAGCGGCTCGGCATCGGCACGCCTGCACCGACCCCGAAGCCGGTTATTGAAGAGTTCGACCCGCGCTCCGAGAAGAACCTCGCCACCCTCTCCCCAAACGCCCAGCGGAAGGCCCGCAAATGGCTGCGGAAGTGCCGGGAGGCCGGCATCAACGTGAAGGTCATCTGCGGCACCCGGAGCTACGAGGAACAGGCGAAGCTCTACGCCAAGGGACGCACCGAGCCCGGGAAGAAGGTCACCAACGCCCGCCCCGGCTACTCGTGGCACAATTTCGGGGTGGCGTGGGATTTCGTCGTCTTCGACGAGAACGGCCAGCCGCTTTGGGACAGCCCGCTCATGGAACGCTGCGGTCGGATCGGAGAAGGCATCGGCCTTGAATGGGGCGGGAGCTGGAAGCGGTTTGTGGACAAGGCGCACCTGCAGCTCGCCATGGGGATCACTCTCGCGGAGGCACGGGAGCGCGTGAAGGACGGTCGGGCCGTCGCTTGACACGGCACGCTGGCAGATGGCCCGCGGACTGTTTGTGACCGGATTCACCATTGCCGAGGTCCTCGCAATCCAGGCGAGGGCGAAGGAACTGCTGCTTGAGGGCAAGACCCTCATGAATTGGAGCGACTCGGGCACCTCTGCCGGGAAGCAGTTCACCATGCCCGTCGACGAGGTGCTCGCCGAATGCGCCTACGCGCTGCGGATCCTCGACCCGGACACATACGGCAGCCCGCCCGGTCAGGCGTCGGTCTCCTTCATCTCCGGTCACCTCGCGAAATGAACATCCTGCAACGCATCGCGGTTCGCCTGCTTTTCGGCACCGGCCCGTATGAGGCCGCGAATGCCTCGTCGCGCCGGGGCAGCATTCCGGGCGCCGCGCCTCAGGATGCGAAGTTCGACCTAACGGCATCCGTGCGCAGCGAGCTGGTCCGCCGGTCGCGCTACCTGGTGAAGAACTCCGGGTTCTTTCGCGAGCTGGTCGGCAACATGGCCCTCTACGCGGTGGGCGACGGGATTCGCCCGCAGGCGCTTTCTCCCGACCCGGAGTGGAACCGGGCGGCCGAAGAGCACTTCCAGCGGTGGTCCCGCCGCGCCGACATCACAGGCCGGTTCAACTTCTCCGAATGCCAGCATCTCGCCTGCCGGGCGCTCGACACCGATGGAGAGATCTTCGTCCACCGCGTGCTCGACGACCGTGAATTGCCGAAGCTCCAGTTGATCGAGGCGCACCGGATCGGCGACGACGGCGAGGACGAGACCATCGACGGCGTGAAGCTCGATCCCGTGGGCCGCCCGGTCGCCTACCGCCTGCTCGACGACGAGGGCGGATTTGACGACCTGGAGGCGGCATTCGTCCTGCACGTCTTCGAGCCGGATTCGCCCAGCCAGGTCCGGGGCGCACCGACCCTCCAGCACTCGATCA